TCAAGCACCCGTGGCAACTTGGACCATCTCGTCATAGTGCTTCTTATCAACCTCTTCCATCCACTGAAAGATGCTGCCCACCACACTGTGACTTTCTCCCGCCAGATTCTCAGCAGACTCTTCAGTAATTTCAATTACGTCGCTGTGAGAATACTTGTTGATGAAACGATAAATTTTCTCTTTCAACTCAGGTGTCGTGATGACACATCCTTTCAAACCCACGTCCATAAGTTGACTTATGTCACTTCTACGCTTGGGAAATTTGAAAGAGAAAAATGACTCCATAAGCTTTCGCGCGAGATTGGCAGTCAGGAAGGCCTCATCACGATTCAGAGTGGTACGCGTCTTGTACTCGTAGAGCATCTTGAAGATGTAATGATACTCAGATCCGTAATTTTTTAGCGAATCGTCGGCGTCGACGAGCAGGGAATGTCGGGGCGAACCCGGCGGGGCATCCAGTCGGTAAAAGAAGCAATTCTCCGGCTTCTTGTCCGCCCTTCGATTCCTGTTCGTTCCGCTGAACCAATCGCGGACCAGTTTGAAGTAAGTGAAATTATGGGTGAGCACGAACAACTGCAACGCTTCCGAGCACTGAGTCCTCAAGAATGAGTAGGCGTGAAACAGGTGATTCGAATCAAAGCTTGAAACCGGATCGTCCACAACAACAATCGTATCTTTGATGTTGTTTCCATTTTCTTTCAGCTTTGTGATGAAGTAGACGAATGCAATGGCCGTCTTTTCGCCTTCGCTCAAGTTTCCATCATGCTCGCCCACCCCATTCCTGATGATCTCGTAACCTTTTTTATTCTGGTTAAAGCTAAGGCACAACTCGGAGCGACCGATGAAACGGTGCAAGACATCATTAAACTCCTTTGCGCCTACTGTTTCATTTGAAAGAAGCGCCTCTAGGCTCGAAACCTGTTGGTCAAGTTTCTCAATTTCCTTGTACTCATTCTTTGCCTCTAACTCAATGTCATTGCATCTCTTCTCACAACCCGAATAATCAAACTCCTGCATCTCGGCAGCTGCAAAGTGAAGCTCTAATGCAGCCTTGTTCTTCGAAGTTTCCGCCTTAAAGTTCGTAGTCTTATTGTTGTGTCGACCGACAACTTCAATCATGGCCTTCAATACTGCATTGAAGTCAGTCACGTTTTCCTCAGCGACATCCACGATCTGGATGTCCGTCCTTGCAGGGTCGGTGATCTTTGCCTTGAGAGCCTCGCGCCACCCTTCAATCGGCTGGTTAATTTTCTCCGCAATTGAAGAGTATTGCTTTTGCAATCGCTCGCAATCGGCGGAGTATTCTTTATAAAAACTTGTTGCAGCCGGCAAGTTATTTACCGGAGCGCCCTGTGTTTCAATCCAGCTCGCAGCATTTTGCAGCCGAGTTTGAAAGTCAGTGAACTCTCTGCTGAAATGGGCAGCCAGTGCTTCAGCCCGAAGCTGCGTGAACGTTGAACCGCAGAACTCGCAAGACCGGGAATCGTGTGTCTTGTGAATTTCCAAACCTGTTTGGACCCAAGCCCGGATATCAGGGTTATCGGCCAATCGCTGAACGGCCTGATTCACCGCTGTAGTACCAATAAGATCCCTGATGCGAGCCGCCGCCTTCTTATAGTAATCAGTCTCAATCGCCGTCGAAGTGAACACAAGACTTGGGAGCTGGTCGGGCTTCGCTGCGTTAGTTAAATCTATGACTTTGGCATCGGAAAGTACGGAGTCAGCATTCAACAGCGCTTCAGCGTTACTCTGAATAAAACCAGACAACTTGCGACGATCATAGTTCAAATAGTAACTATCGCTTGTATCAACCGCTTGAAGCCCGAGTTTCATTTTTTTTGCGGCGCCTGTCAGAAACTTATCGAGTGCTTCGCGTTGTTTCTTGGCATCATCGATCTTATCGCTGTAGGACTTCTTCTTTACAGAAACGTCCAGCTTGACTTTTTCTAGCTTCTGCAGGTCGGCAATCTTTTCTTTGGCTATAAGAAGAATGCTTTTAACCGACTTGTCCCAATTAATGTTTTCGTGAATGAAACGCTGATTGAAGACGTGAATCTTCAACGGAGACGTGGCAAGAGTGGCTTCCGTAATGGTGGAGCCGTTCTCCAAGGCGATGGAAAACTGTGCTGCGCTGAAGCGAGGAATCAGCGAGCGATGCTCCAAACAATAAAACACATTGGACAGCGTCGACTTCCCTGTCCCGTTCCAACCATAGACAAGGTTGTTCTTGCCAAACTTCTGAATCTTCGTCCCATTGAAGTCGGTGAAGATTCCGAATTGACGAAGACGATTGATGCACGTGATCATGACGATCCTCCTTGGCAGCCCATTCGACGTGGGCTTCACCGACTGTTATGGATGTTGCAGGTATACGCCACGTGCGATCAAACGTGTTGATTTTGCCACTAGCGTAAACCCTCGTCATACCCAAAGAATGCCGGCATTGCCCCGTCGCCCTGGGCCAAGGTGTCTGCTGAGAAAGCGGGCCTATGGATGCAAGCAGCGGAGCGCATCCGCGCCCGCCATGAGGCTGTACAAAATAACAGCATGCTCATTGAAGTTATCCACGGACTATGGCCTTGTCAGAAGCTCCCGCGTACGGACAACTTCAAACACCCGGTCGTCCAGCGCGACAACGAGATCGCCATCTTCCAGTTGGTGAACGGCCTTGCTTGTCGGCTCGACTTTGATGCGCTTCGCGGACACGATCTCTTCGAACTGCTGCAGCAAGCGCACTGTGTGTTTGCCGCCATCGCAATCGAAAACAACGAACCTCCCAGTCTCGCGCATGACCCTACGGCGCATCCGTGCTCTCCCCTGATAGATCGGGAAAATACTACCTCGTCCCGATTTCGGACTCTACGGCGTAGTCAGCGCGTCACGCTCTCGCTCGCAGGTTTCGCCGGCAAGCCCGCGGCGTCCAGCAAGGTCAGCCAGGTCTGCACCTCGCGCTTCCATCCGGCTGAGCACGTCGGCAAGCACCATTCCGGTGTCGAAGGTTGGCGCGCCGCCGCCGGCATCGGTGGAATCTGCGGCTCCGGCACAACGACGGGCGGCGCGGGTGGCAGCGGCGCGCAGCTGCTCACCAGCGCCGACAGCAGCAGCGTGGTCGGCAGCCAGGTTCTCCCTCTTCGTTCGTTCATCATCGAGTGCCTCTTGTGTAAGCCGGGCGCGGCGCTCGCCCTCCAGTAGTCGCGCCTTCAGAACGGAAATCGCCGCAGTCACAGCGGCCTCGCGTTGCCGAGCGGTCGTCGAGCGCAGCTCGGACAACTCGGTTTTGAGGTTGCCGATCCGCACCTCCTGGGCGGTGACAGTCGCAACAACAATCGCGGCAATGGCCCCGGCCAGCATCAGCCTTGGCGAGATGATCATGGTGAACCCAGCTCGAAGTGCGGACTGTCGCCCTCGCCTCGCTCACGCGGCTTGCCATCGGCATCCCAGTCGGCACCCCAACGGATCCGCACCGCCAACTCCGAAGCTGCATCGAACATCGCACGCGCGATCGCGTCGAAGTCTTTCGGGTCCGACCAGTCGACTCCACCGTTGCGGAGCGGCGCCAGGTCAACCGCGCGCCCGTCGATATGCTTCGATGCCAGGGTCCAGGTGACCACCTTTCCGGGCGCCGTCCTACCCTGCGCGTACAGCTGCGCCTGGCGCGCTGCCGTGCGGAGTCCCTCGACAACGAAGAGCTGGAACGGGACGCGCTCAGCAGCACGACGAACGACATCTACGAGCAGAGGGCTCACGCCGACCAGGCGCATCTCGCTGGTCGGATCAAGCCTTGGGGTGGCGGTCATCGCTGAGCCCCCCGTGCAGGCGTCTGCACGGCGCAGACGCTGATGGAAGCAGACGCCGTGGACAGTGCCACGACGCTGCCAAGATGTGATTTCATGAATGACCTTTCGTCGTTGAAGATTAGGGAGGCCCCAGCGGGGCCGCATCTGTGCGGGCGTATTCAGGAAGCCCCACTCGCCACTCGCGCGCACCGGAGACGAGGACCGCGAGGGTCCCTACGGCCAGGCCTACCTGCGTGTATCCCGGCCACTCACGGAACAGCAATGGGGCAAAGCCACTGGCGGTGGCCGCGGCGAACAACAGCGCGAAGTTCAGACGGACGTCCCATCGCGTGGTGGCGCTGCTCATGACTGCGAATCGGCAGACGCAGCACCACCCGAGCCCCGAGCACGCTGCGAAGTTCGCCAAGGACAGGAGGTACTGCTGTTCGAGGTAGTTCATCGATCACTCCCCGGAGGCGGTGGATTGGGTGGATCAAGCGGTGGAACGTCGGGCAGGCGCTTCAGGCGCAGCAGCCAACGGCCACACTTGCGCAGGCCGTCGGGGCCAAGCGCGCTGATCAGCACGGCCACGGGACCGAGCACGTAGTTGAACGGCAGGCCCTCCGAGTACCGCGTAGCAAGCTCAGCAGCCGGAACCGTGAGGAGCAATGCGAGGATCACGATGCCCGCCAGATACTTCAGCGTGCCCCACCGCCCGGACAGCTCGAGGCGGGACGAGGACCAAGCGCCACCGAGCAGCGCGCCAATGAAGATGACGGCGTAGGGGCCGACCACTCCCGCGATCTCGGGACTGAATGCAGCGGCCGCAATGGCCACCGCCACGGACACGATGTCAAGCGGCTGAACGGGTGCTGCCATAGCGTCCTTCAGAAAGAGAAAAGCCCGCTCGAGGCGGGCATGTGTGCGGTGTTGGGACGAGGTCAGGTCAACAGAAACTCCATCGTTCCGGGATCGAACCGTGGAGCCAAACCGCCCGTGGACATGGTCTTCGGCGTATCGAACGCCCGCCAGAACAGATAGCCGCCGGATCCGTCGAACACCTGGAAATGGGTGACATTGCCCTGGTTTGCCGTGGGGACGGGCCACACGATTTCCACGTTGTTCGAGATGAGCCCCGTCGTGCCAGCGTCGCTCGCACCGGTATCACCTGGTTCGACAGTGGAAGACAGCGTGGTGAAGTCCGGCGCAAACTCCGCGCGCACATAGCTGCCCGAACCGGGCTCGGTGCCTGGCGTCGAGTTCGTCGGCGCGTTGGTCGTGTAGCCGATCTCCCACGCCGCGGGAGGCGAGTACGGTTGAGCGCGGAACATCCGGTCAATCAGCTTGTTGGAGAAGAAGTTCGACAACCCCCCGGTGATCCCAAGCACAAGCTGGATCGCCCCCGCTGGCATGGCGAACTCATCGGTGTTGTTGATCACAACAGGAACGGCGATCGGCACCCAGAACCAGCAGTTGCCATCCGTCTCTGCGTCCATGAAACCAACGTAGGACGCGGTGCCCCACGCAGCACCGGCCGTGCCGAAATCCACCGGGTTGTTGTTCGATGTTGCGTGCGAGCTGCCAGAGCTGGGCAGCGTGCTGGCCGCGCCTTGAGTGCCGGCGAAGTTGGCCAGCGACGTCACGATCTCCTGCCGTGCATACCCGGCGCCACTCAACTCCGTGATTCCATCGATGTCGGCTGCCGAGGCCAGGGCCATCCACCAGGACTCGAGGCCTGTGAAGTCGCTTCCGCGGAAATAGTCGGCCAGCTTGTTTCTGCCGAAGTCTGTCATTGCCATGGTGCTTGCCTTAGCTTCCTGGTGTGGTGTTGTCCGCGTCGCCGCGGTAGTTGCCCGTTGCCTGGACGATGCCAGTCGCAACTTCTCGAATCTCGAAGATCCACCGACCGATGTAAAACATGGGGACGTTCTCCATCGGGTCCATGTCCGGCAGGAACACGGAGAACGTTCGCGCCTCAGTGATCGGATACCAAACCCCGGAGTTGGCGGATAGGGAAACGCTCGACTCCGGAGTTGCCCCGACGGTTGCGAACTCGGTTAGTGGCGTCCACCTGATTTCAAAGCGTGCGGCCTCGGTTGCCTCGACTGGTGGCCTCAGCATCCACTGATTTGCCTGCTGCCAGTAGGTGACAGTTGACCCTTGAATCGCAGGCACAACCAGCTTGATCCACAGCGTCCCGTCCGTTCTGAACTGGAATGCCTTTTCATGCAGGCGCGTGAAGAATGCCGGGTACTCGAACTGGCCAGTTAGGCGCGGGATGCTGGCCACCTGGCCGCCGCCGCCATCGTTCGGATCGTCGACCTCGTCGGACGGATCGACGGGATCTTGCACCTCACCAGGGCCAGGCAAGAGATCGTTGTCCGCCTCGTGCACCCGGTCGTCGTCGATGACCGCAGAGATCTGGTAGAGCTGCAGGCCATCGTCATTGAGGCCACCGTCGGCGATCGCGCTGATCTTCACCAACTCGTCGGTGGTGCCGATGACACCGAGGAGAAACTTGGTCCTCTCGCGAGAGCCGTCGTCGGTGAAGATCACCGCATCAGGTGCAGAGAGCAACACGACCTGGTCTGAGTTCACCCCAGAGGTCACAGGGATGGGGTCCGTGACCGTGCCGTCAGCGCGGACCAGCGAGATGGAAAGCGCGCCTGTGGAAAAATCCGGGGGCTCGGTCAACGTCATCGTCAGGGTGGCCGGATCCCATTCGGCGACGTCGCCAGTCTGCCCATAGCCCCCAACGTCGGGCATGAACCGAACCGGTGACATGAACGCCGGCAGCACACCCTCCATCTCAACCACGGCAGAGACGGTACGCGTACGCAAAGCCATCGAAGCCGCTTCGTACAGCCCTTCCCGTCGAGCATGCGTCGGTCCGGTGATCCCAGGCAGTCGGATACGTGCAGGCGTCTGCACACTCTCCGCGCCGGGGGCCGGGCATTCGACCGGCATCCACTCCCACGCTCTGTAGTCGAAGTACTCGACGATCACGCCGTCGGGCTCGCGCCCGGTGGGGTGCTGCTCGTGCAACTTCATCCCGGTGGCGTTGCGGTGGGTGAATGCTGTCGTGGGCAGGGCCTCGTACTGATCGCGCGCCAGCGTGAGGACACCGGCACGCCGGAAGGCGCGGCACCTCATGGTGCGGGCCACGAGTTGGAGGGCTGACCAGCCGTCGGTTGCCGCGTCCATGACGTAGTCGAATCGATCCTGCCGCTCGTCGGCAATGGCTGCATACGCAGCGATCGTGTCCAGGTCCACACGTTCATCGGGCAGCCCGAGCCCCCAGATCGGCGACGTTGCCAGTTCGGCGAACCACCACGCCGGATTGCGCGTCTCCACCTCCTCCGACCAACCATCTGCCTCGGACCACGTGCGCGTCATCGCCTTGACGATCAGGGACAGTCGGCCCTGGCTGATGTTCGACAGCTGCTCACTCGACCGCATCACCAGCTCGTAGTGCGCCACGTTCGGATTCAGCGGCGCCGCACCGTCGACGAACGCTCTCATGCTGGCGAACACCAGGTCGTTGCGAACACGCAAGTTCTCATCGCGCACGTCGGTTCGAACAATGCGCACCTCGGGCCGAATCGCGGCGTCCATCGTGATGGCGAACGTCCAACGTCGAGCCTTGCTCGTCGCGCCCTCCTTCGTGATCGTGTGGTACACGCTCCAAGGCGTGACCGCCACGCCGAACTCGTCGAGCTGACGCATCTCGACGCGCCATTGAACCGTGTGGTTGCCCAGTTCGCCCTCGTCGTTCGCTCGCCCGATGCCGGTCGGCATCAGGATGTCGTACTCCACACGCTTCGTGACCTTCCTCGGACCGCAGGCCGCGAATCCACCCACGTACAGCCCAGTCAAAAGGGCCTGCCCTGCGACCTCGGGTACCGTGATCACGTACGGGTTGACCGCCGTGGGCGCCACCCCGGGCGGAAGGTACCGGGCCGTGAGCACATCCTGGAAGTGCGAAACGGGCGTGTCGTCTATCAGAGCACGCTCAACAGCGTGGTCGCCAACGCCGACAGCGTACAACGCGTAGAACATCTGCTCGCCACCGATCTCGGTGTCATCGTCACCGATCCCGTAGGCCGTATATGCGGCGTACGGCATGGCCGCGTAGTTCGGGAACAGCTGATGTCGGCCCATGACCTTTGTGATCGGATCGAAGGGCCTTGCCTGGTTGCCCGACAGGCCGGTGTTGTAGACCTGTGAGGACTTTTGCTCAACCACCCGCGGAGGCTCGATGGGAATGAGCACGTTGATCGCCAGGCTGCCGGCAATCGCGATAGCCGCACCCGCCGGACCGCCGACGTACGCGGCCACGATGGTGACCACCACCTGCAGCACGGTGCGCAGGGCGGCCTTGTCCTGCGGCATCTCGTGCCACTCCAGGACGTCGCCATCGAAGAGAGGTCTCACGTAGTCGCTGGGCAGGAGCCAATCCCCATTCAGCCGCGGCACCAGCACGCCAAAGGCCTCCGGGCGGGTGTCGAGCAACATCGTGCCTGGCACCACCCGGCGCATTTCATCCGAGCGAAGGACATGCACAGGCGATGTCGAATGGCCAACGACAGCAGTCACAGGGAACGTCTCCAAAATTCATACCGGTGGTAGCCGTCGCGCGTCGCGTCGGCCAGGGGCTGAGCCACGACGCCGCCGCGGGGCCCTCGGTCGGACATGTGGCCGTCGTTGTGCAGCAGCCGCAGTCCCGCGGGCGTGCTGATGATCACGCCCACGTGCCGGCCGAACGGGCCCTGCATCAGCACGATGTCTCCGTCTTGTGCGGGTGCCGGACCGGGTCGCCAACCGGAGGCTTCAGCCGCGCCTTTGATCGCCCGGACGTTGTCATCAGTAGCCACGGCGACGTCCGGCATGGCGATGCCGTACCGCTGCGCGAAGACCAGGCGCACAAGCGCCCAGCAGTGGAAATCGGGGGTCCATGCGCGCCCAATTAGGACCGTGGCCCAATGGCGAACTGTCATCGGGCGGTCAAGCCGGGATACTCTTCCGGCTTGTAGGTGAGCCGGGGAACAGCGACGTTGACCGGGTCCCCATAGGAAGCGCGAAGCGTCGCGGAAGTGCCGTCGATGGTCGACTCCGTGAATGTGAGTCGCAGGACCGGGAGCATGGCAGGCCCACTCAGGTCATCGCTGGCGTACACGCGCTCGATCAGCTCCCAGGGGATGTTGGTTCCCCTCGCAATTCGCAACGCATCCGACAGCAGCCCCGAGACATTGTCGATCGTGACATTGACGGTCGGAGTGGCCGCGTCGTCGGACTCCTCGCTGCGCGAGGCCTCGACGTACGAGGCCATGAAGGTGACAACCTCACCGGCATCTCTGGGGGCCGTTGATTCCAGCATGGCCTCCAGCGGTGCCATGTCGTGAACAATACGCGCCGGCTCCGGCAGCGTGGGATGCCACAGTTCGTACGTCAGCAGCATGGCACGACGCACCGGCGCGTACACGGCCGCCTCCGCGTAGGCCTCGCTGAACGTGACGCCCTTTCTCGGGGGTAGGTATGTTGGCATGCTCAAAAATCTGGCTCGTGTTGGTGAGTTGGCTAAAAGCCTGCCGCGCGCGCCACGGCAGCATCTCTGGTTCTGCGTTTGAATTCATCTGCTCCGGAACGGCGGATGCACCAAGCCGTGCCGCGCGCCTGGGCCGCAACGATGCCGCTCGCGCGGTGCATGCCATTCATGCGGCGGTGCCAGTGGTAGCCCACACGCGGGACATAGGCCGCGCCCCCCTGGGCCACCTGCCAGTAAAGCGGGTGCTCGATCCACACATCACCAGACGGGATCAACCGCAGCGCCGACAGTGCAGCGGCGGTCTGCATCAGCGCCAGGTGATGCACCATCAACGGGGAGCCGGCATGCACGACGGGATCGTACGGTGCCGGCCTGCTGCGAAGCGGTGCCATGCCAGGCCGAACGGTCAGTTCGTCGGTGTAGGCGAGCGGCCGGCCGGCGGCCACGCACTCGTCGAGCACGTCGGCAATGTCGTGCGGCAGGCTGTCGTCACTGTCCAGGAAAAACACGTGCTCCGTCCGCACCCGGGCCAGCGCGCGGCGCCGGGCCGCATGGATACCGGCCGTGGTCGTGAAGGTCTCGCAGTGGTTCAGGGCCACCACCCCGGCGGGCAGCATCATCGTGACGGGCTCGCGGCTCAGGATCAGGGCGGTGATGCTCACGATGCCACCCACAACCATTCAATGTTCGCGTACCCGTTCCACTCTCCTTCGAAATACGTCGGGATGCACGTTGCCTGCAGGAGACCAGGGCACGCGACACCGCCCACGGTGGCGGAGACCTTGGCTACACCGCCAGAAATCGCGGTTATGAAGTTGAACTCCGGGTCTCGATGAAGGAACCATTCCAGATCAAACATCCCGAGAAACCCGGGGTCCGTTCGGTTGCCAACCTCCGGCGGGTCGTCGGCCTCGATGATCGGCACCCAACTGACCAGGGTGAACTCCACGTCGGCCAGCGCGCCAGCTCCGCCTACGATGCCGCCGCACAGCGCGTTGCCGCCGTTGTTCTCATCCGGTAGCGTGCCGGAGTTGGACTGCGCTGGCGTGGCCACATCCATTTCTTGCACCGGATCGCACCAGCCCATGGCAAAGTCGCCGCCACCTCCGCCGGTCACCTCCGGCGTGCCCAGGCCGCGCACCTCCAACACCGCAGTGACGTTCCAGCCGACCCCGGGCAGAAACTCGGACCAAGTCGGCGTACCCACAAACCGGCGGAACCGATATGCGCCCTCGGGAACGCCTTGCGGCAAAGGCCAGTGGGCTCCGAACCAGCACCCGCCAAAGACCAGCGTGTCTCGCCACCAGGATCGGAACACCTCGGCCTGCGCAAAGGTGAACAGGAATGCGGCCTGCTCGCGCTGCAAGAGATCTCGTTGCAGAACGCGAGACTTCAGCGGTCCGGCGGTCCCGCCCTCAGGAGAAAGAAGCCGGCGCTCCTTCGACTGGACCTCCGACATGCGTGGGCACGGCAAACCGGATGGGTAGATCAACGAATCGGCCATCAGGTTGCCTCGATGGTGATGCGGCCGGCGAACCGCCGATCGTGCTGAACCGGCACGGACCCGGACGCAGCCACGCTGACCCGCCCAGAGAAGGGCCGCCCGACCGATGGCATAGCGGTCCCGGTAGCCGGAATCGACACACGGCCGCCGAAACTGCTCCGACCGGGCCCGTCCAGGCTGGGCTCGCCCGTCAGCAGCAAACGCCCATTGAGCCGAAATCGCCCACGTGCGAGGGCCGACGTGGTGTAGGGCTCGAACCACATGGCCTCCCACCACATCGGCGCACCGCCCTCGGTCATGACGAACGCGGAGAATGGCCGCGAACCCGCGGCCGCGTCCTGCTCGAACCAATCGTGCAGCGCCTTCATCTCGTCCCCCTCAAGCAGCAGGGACACCGACTGAACGCGAGGTGCGATGGTGAACTTGCGACGCTTGCGGCTGTGACCCGTTGTGGGCGTCGAGTTGCCGAATACCTCGCGCACTTCGATCGCATGGCCGGACGCGAGAAAGTACGGCAGTCCGCCGGGCAGCTTCAGATCTGGAAGGGGCACCTCAGCCCCTCCGCTCGAGTTGACGGCTGAGCCCAAACGTCCGGCGCTGCGCCTGAGAGATGGGGCCACCGGCCGCAAGGTCGGACGTCATCTCCTCGCGCATCATGCCGCGCACGATGACCCGGAGGTTGCCGTCTGAACCCTTGCGTGTCTGGACATCCTGGCCGTGGTTCTCGACCGTGACGCTGCCCCCCCCTCCGCCGCCATTGGCCGGGTTGTACTTCGCTGGCACAACCGCCTCGCCCTTGTGCAGGGACGCCACAAAGCCGTCGTGCGGCACGAAGTTGGTTCCCGTAGCCAGCTCGGGCAGGAATTGCGTGCCCTCGCTGTAGCTGCCGTTCTGGTACGTGTCGCCCGAGTTGTATCCACCTCCGAAGGCCCCGCCGATCAGCTTCGCGAAGCCGTTCACCAGCGCGTCGGTGTTGCCGCCCCCCTTGCCTGTGAGAGAACCGATCAGGTCGGCGGCCAATGCCTGAGCGACCATGTTCTGGAGCAGGCTGACCCACCGTTTGCCGATGTCGTCGAAGTTTCCACCCAGCATCTCGCTCAGTTCGGCACCGAGCGTCTGCTGAATGCTGCGCTCGGCCTCTTTCGCGGCTTCAGTCGCCTGCTTGAACGCCTCCGAACCCTTCTCCGCAGCACCGTTCATCCGGTCGACAGCCTGCTGCCCTGCCCGACCGTACAAGTCGAGCGAGATGCGCCCGGCAGCGAACAGTTCGTCGAGCCGTTCGATGCGCGCGATGTACTCTTCCTGAGGTGTCCGCGTCTCGCTGTACATCGAAGCGACTTCATCCGCGAGCTGCTTTTGGACGGAGGCCAGCGCCTTCGTCGTCTCCAGCTCCGACTTCTTCTGGGCCGCAGCTGCCTTGTCCGCATCGAGCCGTGCAGCGGCCGCGAACGCCGCGCCTGCTTGGGCTGCATCGTCGAATCGGCGGCCAGCTGCGATGTCCGCGGCAACACGTTCCACCTCGGACAGATGCTCGGTCTTCTCGATCCTCTTTCGCAGGTTGTCGATGTAGGTCTCGGCCTCCTGATGGGCGCGTGCTGCGGCAGCGGTCCCCGCAGCGGATGCTCGCGCCGCTTCTGCAGCCGCCTTCTTCTCGGCCTCTTCGCGCTTCTTCGCCGCCTCGACCTGACCGGCAAGGTCCGGAAGCTTCTCCTGCGGCGCGGCCACAGCTGGGCCGGTGCCGTAGATGCCTTTGACCTCGTCGCTCGCCTTCGCCGCATTGCGCGAGAGCACCTCGACGTCCTTCGAGAGGCGAGCAATGCGGGATTGCTGTTCGGAGGTGGGACTGTCCACCTCGCGCAGCTTGATCAGTTCATCAGTGACCTTCGACAGGGACGCGGACAAAGCGCGCGCCCGCGCTTGAGCGGCATCGCCTCCGAAGCTGCCGGCTTCGATGTCGCCGCGGAAGTACTCGAACGCTTGGTTGAGCGCCGGGATCACTTCTGAGGTCAGCGCCCGGGCAAAGTTGGTGGCGTTCGCTTGGAGGTTGGCCAACTGCTTGTTGTACTTCTCTGCCTCGGCTGCCTGGTCGGACGTAGCCGTGGCCACCAACTCGCCCTTGTCGGCCACGTCCTGCAAGAACGGAGCAAGCTCCTTCATCGACTTGCCGAACAGCGCGCTGACCACGGCTGCCTTGTTGGCGTCCGTCTCGAAGCCGTTGAGCGCCACAGCGATCTGCACCAGGGCCTCGGCCGGGTCGAGCTTCTTCAGCGCCTCGACGTCCAGTCCGATCTCGCGGATGGCGATCCCCGCCGCGTCGTTCTTTCCAGCGTCCTGCAGTGCCTTGTTGAGTTTCACCAGCGAGGTTTCAACGGTCTCGAACGTTCCGCCAGCGCGCCGCGAGATGTCGTCAAGGGCGCTGATGTTCTCGACACTGGAGCCGGTCGCGTCGCGCAGATCGTTGAACGCGTCGAGGCCATCGATCGCCGCGCTGAACATGTTCGGCAGCGCCTGTGCCAGCTCGAGGGCGGCACCGGCCAGGCCGACACCCACAGCGGTTCCAATTGCCACAGCACGCGTGGTCATCTGCTGCTCGAAACGCCGAGCCTCCAGCTCGGCCTTCGTGAGCCCGTTCGAGAACTCCGCCGCATCGAGCGACACCCCGACGCTCAGGTTCGCGATCTTGCCGGTTGCCATCTACTTCACTCCTTTTTGACGTTCATGCCGCGGTCTGACGCGGTGCACCTTCAGCCCTCCGCCGGCGGCGCTGAAGACAGCGGCGGCCACCTCCGCCCCGCCCTTCCCCTCGTCTTCGGGCCACAGGCGCTTGAGACTGAACAGGTCAGCCTGGTCGAACTCGAAATCCTTGTTTCCGGTCGACCAGGCGATGAACGCCGTGATCTGCGCCAACAGCTTCTCGATGCGGCGGAACGCCAGCGGCTTGCGCCTTGCCACCCACGCCTGCATCTCGCCCTCGGTCATGACCCGTGACAACTCCTCCACCGTCATGCCGAGCTGCTCGGCCAGGTCGAAGAGGAACTCTTGCCGCGGGTCTAGGCGTTTCCCTCGTCGCCCGCCTTCGGGCCGTTGGCCTTGTTCGCGGCTTCGTAGATCCGTCGAACCACATCGGGCGTGAGGCTGGAGAGCGTGTGCGCGTCCGCCTCCGAATCGATGTCGAACAGCATCGCCCCCGCCTCGTCGCACAGGACCATCGACAGCGAACGCCCCACATCCAAGCCGTCGTCCTTGCGCAAGGCATCGAGTCGCTTGCGGTTTTGACTCGCCGTGTAGATGGTCTGTACGGCAACGAAAACCTCACCCAGCCCAGGAATCTCGACCTTGACCGGCGGCGGATTCGTCGCCGCGGCGACGGCGGCCCGAAGGCTCATGCGATCGAGCGCGCTCACGCCACACCGCTTTCGAAAACGTAGATCTCGCCGGTGAGGCGGATGGTGGCGGAGCCTTGCCACAGGCCGCCGTTTCCGCCGGTCAGGTTCTGCGACTGCACCGATCCCAGGGCAACGACGCGCCCGCCGTCCTTTGGGAACAGCAGATCGAAGGCCAGGATTTCACCCGATCGCTTGGCCGCCCGCATTGCCACCTGAATCGGAGAGTTCAACGCCGCCAGGTAGTCGAGCTGCATGGTGCCCGGATCCGACAACCCAATCTCGAACTCCTTGGCCTTCGAACAGATCGTCGTGGCTTCGTATTCGTCCGCAGCACCGTCCTGCTGGTTGAAGTTCTGCAGCTCGCAGAACGGGGACATGTCGGCAGGCGCGAGGGTGCCGCCCGAGATGTACGCCGTGTAGTCGGTCGAGTCCACGCCGATCAGGTCCAGGTCGTTCGCGGTGGCCCCCTCCTGCACGACGTACAGGTTGCCGTTCAGCTCGGTCATGCCGACGACGCCGGCGACCTTGACGGGAGTCCCGTCCTCGAGGCCGTGTGCCGCACTGGTGACGTTGGCCGGGTCATCGTTGGTGACGGCGGTGATCGCCTTCGTGGCCAGGAATCCGATCTGCACCCGGAACTGCGAGCCCGGGAACTTGTAGCGCTTTGCGGAGGGCATGTTGATCGCCTTTCGTTTGGATAAAAAAAGGGCCGCACTTGGCGGCCCCGATGGAGAATTGGTTCGCTCAGACGCTGGAGAGGTAGACGACGTAGTCGAGGGAGACCCGAGCGGTCTTGGTCGCGGCCTCGTCGAACTCGTTCTCGGCCGCCCAGATGAACTCCGGCCCGAGGGCGCGCATCGCGGTCAGCACCTGGGAGCGCAGTTGCGACAACTCGATCCCTCCCTTCGCAGCATCTGTGACCACGTCCAGCTGCAGGCGGTAGTCCGCCGTGTCCTCCCCGCCATCACCGCAGATGGATTCCGACGGCACCGCGTCGATGACGGTGATGCGGATGGCTGGCCAAGTGGGAGCGGCAGCGTTGATTGGCTGGGGGAACAGCCTGGCGTAGACGCGACCACCCACAAGCGGGGTCAGTGCCGCAACGACGGCGGCCAGCATGTCTTGGCGGTTCACGTTTCCAGATCCTTGATGGCCTTTTTGATCCGATCCCCGAATCGCTTGGACACCGCCGCGGCCGCCGGCTGAGCCGCGGCATCTGCACCGGGCCGGAAGAACGGCTGTGCCGGCGCGGTGACGGTACCGAACTCCTGCAGCACAGCCACCCGAGAGGCGTATCCGTACTTGCGTTTGCCTCGCATGACCACCAGGTGCTCCGACGTTGCAGACGTCTGCGATGGCTTCAAACGCTTCACCACGACGTTGCGTTCGAGGTTGCGCGGTTCGACCATCACGTCTTCGATCCTGTACGGCTCGTCCGCAACAGGAGCGCGTCTGGCGATCTCCTTCTTGAACACCGTGGCACCGGCTGACGTGGCGGACCGCGCAACGTTCTTTTGCACCTTTTCGTCGAGCTGTTTGAACTTCAGCCCCAGTTCGCGGAGGCCCTTGACGACGATCGAGCGGGCCATGCCTACTTCTCCACCATCTTGAGGAAGACCGATTGGTCCTCCACCTGACCGTCTGCCGCGGTGATCCGGCAGGTGACACGCAGCTGGCTGTTCAGCTTGATGGTCGCATCCGGTGCGACCCGAACACGGGCGATGACCACACCGGCCGCGACGCTCGTCTGAACCACTTCCAGGCCGTCAGCAGCGATCACCGCGTGTGAGGCGTACGCGGACTCGATGTCGGCCAGCCAAGACGTCCAGTCGAAAGGGATGTCTCGCACCGCGTCAAGGTCGAAGCGTGCCACTGGCTTGAACTTGTTCGAAAGATCCCACGCTGAGCCGGTCGTTGCCATTGTTTATCCCGGAAGTACTACGTAGGTGCCGCCAGACGCGGCGACGACAAAGCGCATGCCCTCCGCGCCCACCACAAACCTCATTCCCTGCCCCGGCACCACGAAGCGCCACGCTTCGGATTCGCCGGGACCGGTCTCGCTGAAGTGCCCCACGGCGAGATCCGCCGCTTGCGCCGCAGTGATCAGCGACGCAAACACGCCGAGTGCTGCCCCGCTTTGTGACGTCGAAGCCGAAACCTCGATCACGGCGGCCGCGGTCTGGCCCGTTGCTGTTGAAGCGTCCGTGCCATTCGATTCCTCAATGATCGAACCGGCGAACTGTCCTGGCGCCGCCACGACTGCCCCTGCTGTCTCGACCGCGGCCGCTGCCTCCGTGACCCCAGCGCCGGCCGCCAGCGTGTGCGCCTGGCTGTCGTTCGCCGCGACGGCCTCGGCAATGAACGGCACAGCACTGCCCGCACCGGCCACCGACTCAACAGGCGCAGCCACTTCGGTGGTCGCCACCTCGAACGCACCTGCGGCCAACCCGTTGCTGACCTCACTCGCCGCGGCGGGTTCGCTCCGCTCCCCGGATGCCGAAAGCCCCGCACTGCCGGCGTCGGAGCCAGAGGCGGCATCCACCAGACTTGCCACGTAGTCCCCAGTCGCGGCGGCACTTTCGCTCGCCGCGGTTGATTCCGCCATGGCGACACTGGCCACCAGAGCGATCGACTGGGTGTCTCCGGCCACACCGGCTTCGCTCACGCCGGCAAGCAGGCCAAGCGTGAAGGCCTGCGACTCGCTCGATCCGGTCGCTTCGATCAGCGCAGCAGCACCCGCAGCACTCGAAGCCTGCGCAGTGTCCGCCGCGCCGGCCTCCGCGACTGCTTGCTCGAGGGCTGCCGCGCCCCCCTGCGCCTCTGTTGCGGCGCCCGCGTCAGTCTGTGCAGCGATGAAGCTCCCATCGGACCCGGCGGCTGCGAGAACTACCATGACGGCCTCAACGTCATAGCCGCTCGGGTTCATGCTGCTGGTCGCTTGGCTGCCGGCCGCCGTCGCCACCATGTGCGAGGCAAGGTAACCCGTCGTTGTGGTGCTGTCCTGCTCCACATCATCCAGGGTGAATCCTGTCGGGTTGGCAAAGTTCAGCGGGTTTGCGCCTGCGTCGGCAACCATCCCCACCAGAACAAGGTCACCCACTTGCGTGCTGGTGCCGTCGCTGGAAACGCTGCTGATGCTCGAGGCCCCAGAGTCGCGCAGCGCGCTCGTGAGCACCACCCCGCTGAACTCCTGCAGAACACCTGAGAAGTAGTCGTTGTCGCCGCCAGGCAGCGCATCCACCGTCACCGTGGTGGTTCCGGCCGCGACGTTCAGCGCATACCAGATCTCAATGAAATTGTTGTCGCCGTCTCCGTTCACGCGGCCCTGCAACCAAGTGTTGCCCTGACTGTCGGTGATCGTGTCGATGCCGGCCGGGTAGTTGCCCACCTGCAGCGTGAGGCAGTTTCCAGCAGTGACTGCGCTCGGCAGCGCGTTGACGGCCTGCGCACCGGTGCTGTTGAGGGTGCGCCAGGGCGTCGAATTCTTCTGGACGAACAGGATTGCCATGCGCGCGCCTCAGTGGCGCCCCACCCGGACGGGCGGGGCTGTACGGATCACAGACTCGCGGTGTACGTGACCGTCAGCGTGTTGGTACTGACCACCGGTTGGTCGCCCCCGGTGAACAGACCTGCGCTGTAGAGGATCCCGCTCGTTGCATCCACGGCCGAGGCAGTGGTCAGGAAGCAGCCCTTCACGGTGCCGGACCCGGTGAAGGTGAACACCGCACCGGCCGACAACGACTTGCTACCAGAGGCGGCGGCCGACCAGGCGGCGGTCTTGCGGGCGCCGCTGTAGGTGGGCGCGTTCGTTGCACCGGCCTCCAACCATCCAGCGTGTGATGCAGCGGTGTCCCCCGCAACGGGGCCGGCGCCGTAGCTGGCCGAGCTGATCAGCCCAACGTAGAACGCTGCCGTGTACGCGGAGCCCGACAGGTACTTGTCGAGTGCGTCGTTCTTGCCCTGGGTCGTCACCAGGTTGGGAAACTCGCGGCGCGAGATCTCGTTGCCGTCCTTGTCGCGCAGGACAGCAGTGAACCGGCCTGCGGCCCGTGCAACCTCGGAGAAGCCGTTGCGGAACCCCATCGCACCCAAGGCCCGCGCCACAGCCGTAGCCTTCGCTGCCCCCTTCATGCTGCCACCTCTTCGACTTCGGACTGCAGGAACCACCGTTCGCCCGGCGTGCCGTCGCTGGTGACGAATACGACGAGGTACTCCATCTGTTCGGAGCCCTCGTTGAAGCGCCGCTCCACCACTTCGCCTTCGAGCTGCGGCACGACTTGCCGCACCCGTGCGCCTGTCTTGATCACCATGATCGTCCTTCCGAGAAGTGCCCTGTCGGGCGGGTAATACAAGGTGCTTGCTTCAGCCGGCGTTGACGCCGCTGCTGCACATCAGCTCAATCTCGCGCCGACCGAGACGGATCTCCGCTGGGGGGCGCACGATGCTGTAGATGCTGGTTCCGTGACGAATGCGCCACGACGAGGACACGGCCGACAGCGCTGGCGACCAGCGCACCCGAATGCGGGTGTCCATCTCGCCGAGCGGTTGATTTCCGAAGATCGCTTCACGGCCACCGATGGGCTCGATTGAGGCAAAGACCTCGGCCCTTCGAACCCAGCCGATCGCAACCCCACCGGTGGCATCGGAGATCTGGGTCGGCGCCTCGAACACCGCCCGCTGTTTGAGAGATCCGGCGCGCATCAGATCCTCGGGGACCAGCGGCAGAAGTCGAGCAGCATGGACGCACCCATCGGAACTTGTGTCGCAATGGTCCCGAGAACCACTTGCTCTCGGTTCTCGTACCAGTGGCCGATCATGAGCAGCATCGCCTGCTTGATGCTTGCCGGCACGGCGGCGGTGCTGTCGGAAGCGACGTACGGCGCCTGGAAGTTGATCCTGATGGCGCCTACGTCGTCACGCGCATCCGGCCAAGACGAGCCGTAGACGGGTCGAACACTTGGCGCGCCAGGGTCATCGTCCAGCCAGTAGGCCGCATCGTCCAGCAGCTGCTCGACGCCATCGGCATCGATGTACCGCAGGGAGGCGATGGAGCCAACCGGAGAGACCGGCAGCGGCAATGGATCGCAGAACGCGTCGACCCGCAGCTGATACACAGCGTCCGTGAGCACGAGGCCCGTGTGCGCTTCGGCGTGCTCGCGCGCCGCCTGGATGTACACGGGGAGGATGCCCGCCTCGAACTCCGGCGGGTCCTCGGGATCTCCGTCGATCCGGCAGTGCTGAAACACCTCGAGCATCGACACCGGCTCGAACGTCGGCGAGGTGACGATGCGCAGGTTCACAGCTTGGCCTTCGCCGCCGCGACGGCGTCGGGATGCAGGTCCAGCACGCCAGTGGCGGCGCCGGCCTTGGCGTCGGCTTCGCTCAGTTCCACCAGTTGGGATGCCTGCCCGAAGAGGCAATCGCAGAGCACGAACGCCTCGACCTTCACAACCTGGATCTCGGTCACTGGCGCGGCGGGAGCGCCTTCGGAGGCGGCACCAACGTCGACAACGGCAAGCGGGGTGGCATCGACCACGGATGCCGGTGCGGGACTCGGTGCAGACGTCTGCTCGGCGACAACCTTGATCTCGGTCCCTGGCGCGGCGGGAGCGCCTTCGGAGGCGGCGCCAACTTCGACAACGGCAAGCGGGGTGGCGTCGACCAGGGATGCCGGTGCGGGACTCAGTGCAGACGTCTGCTCGGTGTTTTGTCTCTTCGTCATGGAGTACTCCGATGGGGGCGGCCGCTGGCCGCCCAGGTTGTCAATGAAGGGATCAGGTGGCCGAATTGACGTACACCTTCACCGCGGCCGTGTCGAGCAGGTTGCCGCCCGTGCGCATCCAGCCGCAGAATCCCACCTGGCCGTTGAGCGCGAAAGCCGAGTCGTCGAACCGGCGCAGCGAGTAGCTGTTCGACACATCACGGATGACGTACTGTTGGAAGTCGCCGAACGCGATCGACCGGGCATTGGCGGCCATGGCTGCGACGTCGTCGTTCACCGTGTAGCCGTACCCGGCAAGCGAACCCGCCAGGCCGCTGGTGATGCCCTCGGCGTCACTCGGATTCCAGATCGGACGGCCGTTCGTGTCCTTGATCTTGCGCAGGACCTTCAGGCTGGAGTCCGCCAGCATGAAACGGGCATTCCTGCGGTAGGCACTGTTGACCGAGTGGATCAAGTCGATCACGTCGTCATAGATGACCGACAGGGTCTGGCCAGTCGTCCCGGTCTTACCCACGGTCGCGCGGGTGACCACGCCGAACGGCTGTGCCGTGCCGGTGCCCGTCGTGTAGTGCAGGTTGGTGATCCGGCCGAGACGAGTTGCCAGGCGGTTCAGCACGAACGCGATGATGTCGATCGCGCTGTCCTGGATCAGCTCGACCGGAAGTGCGATCTTCTTCGAGCTGTACTTGAACGGATTGACCGCCGCCGTGCCGAAGGTCATGTCCTGCCCCGTCGCAGCAGCGTTCTCGGCCACGATCTCGCCGACTTCCGCGGTGCCATCTGAGGTGGGCCAGTTCAGCGGGCTTCCGGAGTCGGTGGAGATCACCTGCGCAACGTCTCGCATGCCGCCGAAGGCCTTGAGTGCGTCCACGACCATGGCCGCGATCTCCGAGGGGACGGTGTACCCGCCCTCGGCCGGGGTCGTGGTCGACATGGCGTTGCGGATGGCCACGGCCTGCTCCGCGGTCACGTTGGCGCCATGCCGCAGGTAGATGGCCACGGCATCCTTCACCGTGATCTCGGCCGTGTCGTCCTTCTTCTTCGGATTGACGTTGAAGAAGCTGTCGGCCTCCAGCTCGCGCATGCGCTCCTGCGCACGGATCTGGCTCTGGGCCCGCTCGATCTCGTCGGCAAAGCCGTCGAACTTGGCTTGGTCTTCCTTGCTCCACACCTGTTCGCCCTTCTCGGCGAGCATGGCTTGGGCTTGAGTGGCGAGGTTCTGGATCTTCTCGCGCAGTTGTTGGATCGTCATCTCTGACCTTTCGTGATGTCGAGGGCGACCGGCCCCCTTCGGTTTGTCACGCGCGAGAGCGCTAAACAACTTGCAGCAGGCGCAGGCGGTTGGCGTTGGCCGGGCCCATCGACTTGCCCGGCGCCGGGAGCGCGGGCGGCTTGATCGGTTGTGCGAGGGCCTTCGGTGCCTTCGCGAATGCGGAGAGGTTCCAGTTGTTGCTAGTGGTGGTCGCCGTGGTCACCCGGTCGACGAAGCCGTGCTCGAGCGCCTCGGCCGCGTTGAACCAGGTCTCGGCATCCATCCACGCGATCACGTCGGCGGCATCCTTGCCGGTCTTCTTCGTGTAGTCGTCCACGATCGAACCCTCGACCTTCTCGAGGAGGTCGGCCGTCTCACGCATGTCGGTCTTGTCTCCCCACACGAGACCGCTGGCGTTGTGGATCATGAAGAACGCGCCGTCGGCCATCTCGACTTCGTTGCACGCCAGGGCGATGCTCGTCGCTGCACTGGCGCAGAGGCTGTCGATGTGCGCAACGGTGCGGCCGGAGAACCGGCGCAGCGCAGCCATGATCGCGCGGCCCTCGAAGACGTCTCCGCCCGGGCTGTTGATGTACACGTTGAGCAACTCGGCATCCGCGACCTGGGCCAGCGCCTCCACCACCGCAGTGGCGCTGACTCCCCACCATGGGTCGATCACGTCGTAGATGTATAGCGACGCCTCCGCGCCGTTGCGCACCAGGTTCGTTGGCCGCTTCTCGCGGGACGCGTTGTCACGCAGCAGCTGCAGGATCTTCATTGCTTTTCCCTGTGGTTTTGCGCGGGTCGAAGAGTTCGCCCGCGGTGCCCGGAAGCGGGGCCAGTCCCTTCGCCTTGCGGACTTCGTTCTGTGTCATCCAGCCTGGCCCGGTGCCAGGGCCGCCGAGGGCCGCGCGGTTGTATTCCGCTTGCGCCTTGCTGTCGCCCTCGATCAGCGCTTCACGGTCGAAGCGCACGAAGCGCCCGCTGTTCTTCGGAAACAGCTTCCGGTTCAGCTCTTGCTCGATGCGGACCAGGTGCGGCTGCAGCGTGTAGGTGACGAACGCGCGGCTCATAGCCTCGATCCCACTGCCCCAGCTCGTGGACGCGCTGGTCTCGCCGATCATGTGAGGCGGAACCCCGAACGCCCGGGCGATGTCGATGACCTGGAACTTGCGCGCCTCGAGCAGCTGCGCGTCCTCGGCGCTCAAGCTGATCTCCTTGGCCGTCATGCCTTCGGTGAGTACCAGCGGAATGCGGTGGGCGTTCTGCACGCCCGCGTACTTCGTGGCGAACGCGGTCTGCAGCGCGACGATGTGTTCGGGCTTCATGCCCTTGTCGGTCGACAGCACCATGGACGGATGCGCGCCGTTCGAGAAAAACCGTCCGCTGTACTCGTCCATCGCCAGGGCGTTCCCCGTGGCGTTGCGTGCAGCGTGCTTGATCACCGACATCGAACTCACGCCGTCGAACCCGAAGCCAGGGAAATGCAGCACCTCTGCAGGTTCGAGCCAGGTGGTGATTCCGTACTGGGCCAAGTTGACGTAGTACCGGACGGCCCCGTCTGGCTGTTGCACTGGGCTGACCCCGCCCCACGGCAGAGGAAGCAGCTCCCTGATGGTGTTGTTCACGCCACGCCGGATCCACGTGTAGCCGTCGCCGCGCAGCAACTGCGCAACGCTGACGCCCTCCCAGTGGCTGGCCGCGGTGTACTGCTCACTCGGCTGCTCGTTCAGCAGGTACCAGAGTGCGTCGCGGGGCGCTAGCGACTTCGTGTCGCCGTCCGTCGTGTACGCATGGATGGGCAGCGTGGAGATGCCGCCGGCGATGCGCTGAACGCACGCAAAAACGGCGGCCACCCGCATCGCCGACGCCGGGCTGACCACCATGCCGGCGGCGCCTGGCGTCACGCCGAAGGCTTCCATGACGTCGGCGCTGTAGGTGGCATTGGCCACCTGCTCCACCCCAGCTCGCGCCAGGGAGCCGTCGCGACCGGCCAGCCACGTCGCAAGCGTGCCGGTCTGGCGCAGCGCCAGGGCGCCGGTCATGCCGGCACCCCTGCAGACGTCTGCACAGGCGCCGCGCTCACGTCCACGAACCCAGTGGTGAAGGACGCTTCGCGGGTCGCCATGGCCCGACCGAGGGCGATGATCGCCGCCACCGGGCCGTCGATCTTGTTTTCATCCCGCTCCTTGCGCGGATAGATGTTGTCCTTCGCGTCCCGATGGCACACCACGTTGCTGATCATCCAGGTCATCGCGGGGTTTCCGTTGTGTTCCAACTTGCCTTGAAGCACGAGTGCCTCGAGTTCTTTCATCGGTTCGCTCATGGTCTGCACCGTCTGGCGGTACTCCACCATCGGGGCGCCGTCGTCGATCAGGTGGCTGATGAGCTGGGAGGCCTGCCAGGGGTCGGCCGCGGCCTCACGCAGATCCAGGTCCGCCAGGTCGTCGCGGACGGCCTGCTCGATCTGGTCGAAGTCGGTCACGTCGCCGTCGGTCACGTTGATGTGGCCCGCACGGCGCCACCCGTCGTATTGACTGTTGCGCCCTTGCTCCACCGCCCGCTCCGGGAGCCAGAACGTCGGGATCAGGTAGTACTTGTCCGCCGCCTCATCGATGAACAAGTTGACCTTCGCGGCCACGTCAACCTTGCTCGCCAGATCCAGCCCGGAAACGCAAGGGAGGTGGCGCACCTGGTCGACAGTCAGGCCGGGGTTCGCGCAGCGATCCCACGCGATCATGTCCATCCAGGCGCTGTCGGCGTTCACCCAGACGTTGAGGCGCTTCGTCAGAAAGTTTCCCTGTGCGCTTGGCGTCGCAAGCGCCTTGCGGCACGCGGCCTGCAGGTCATCGACCTTGACGCTCACGCCGAGGTTCGGATTGCTCTTGCGCCACACCGCCGGGTCGTGCCAGAGATCGCCCTCGTCGATCGTGAAGATCATGCCGAACCAGGTCTCGTCGATGATCGTGCGCTCGAGGACCTTGATCGTGTAGTCGCGCTGCTCGTAGCAGATGCCACTGCGGTCACTGCCGGCCGTCGTGATCATGATGATCAACGGCTGGCTTCGAGCCCCCGTCGCGCTGTCCAGCACGTCGAACAGGGCCCTGGTCTTGTGGGCGTGCAGCTCATCGACGACGGCCCCGTGGATGTTCAGCCCGTCAAGCGTGGTTCCCTCGGCGTTGAGCGGCTTCGCACCGCTTGCCGTGCTGGCGACAGTGATGTCGTGGCGGCCGACATCCACGCCGAACCTGTGTTTGAAGTCGGGCTTGCGGTCGGCCATGTTGCGCGCGACGTCGAACACCTCGCGTGCCTGGTCGCCGGTGGTCGCCGCGCTGTACACCTGCGCGCCTGGTTCACCATCGGCGGCGAGCAGCAAGAGCAGCACGGCAGCGGCCCATGTGGACTTGGCGTTCTTTCGCGCGACCTCTTCGTAGGCGCGGCGAAATCGGCGCAAGCCGGTGGTGGCATGCACCCAGCCGAACAGGTTGATCGTCTTGAACACTTGCCAGTCTTCCATGTTGAGCGTGGCGTACGCGAGCTGCCCGTCCTCATAGACCGGCCTCGCCCACTCGCCTTTGATGTGCGGCATCAGGTCGACGAAGCGGCACGCCCTGGCCCCGATCGCCTCGTCGAAGCGATAGGGGAAATCGTCGTGACCCTGGCGCAGTTCGTAGTCGTCGAGGAAGCGCTGACAGGCAAGCCTCTCCAGTCGACCCGCCGCCTCGTGCCCGAGGGTCACCCGCTCGGCGTAGGCCCGAGCGCGGTGGAGGTAAGTCGCCACGTCAGAAATCCGCGAAGCTGCGGGCGCCCGCCGGGTCTGGCTTCGCTGCCTCGCCGCCCTTGTTCACATCGAACAGAGGAAGCTGCGACCGAATGGCTGTGCTCACGCGGGCGCGTTGCGCGGGCGTCAGCCCGAACTCGGCCAGCCAGCTGCGCAGCTTCTCGGTCTCGCGGTTAAGCGCCTGGTACGTGGGCGACTGGATCCGCATGCCGTTCGGCGTGCTGACCTCGATGGCGGCGGCCGGGTCCTTGTTCTCGCTCAGCAGCAGCTCCTGCTTCGCGTTGATTGAGCGGCGCAGCACCTTCAGCAGGCCGATGATTTCGCAGAGGGTTTCGAGCGCGTCAGCGTCAACCTTCGACAGCAGGTTGTAGTGCAGCAGTTCCGGCACCAGGCGCTTCCACGCCTTCTTGCCCTCTCTGCTCAGATCGCGAGGCATCGGCGGCGCACCCACCTCGGGACGGAACATCGAGGTCAGGTCGATCGCGCGCCCGCCGCGGTTGCCCTCCAGCAACTTCAGTTCTGGCGGCTTGGCCGCTGGCCCACGTGCACCCACCTCAACCTCCTGAGTTTGACCCCCCACCCCCCAAAACCTGCGCGCGCAAAAATCTGCCTGGCGCGTCGGTCACCTGTTGAGGGGCCCTGGACTTTCCCCCTCCCCCCCGGCCTCGGCCGCGACCGCGCGCCGGACCAGCACGGCGGCACCCGTGGCACCAACTTGGGCCTCGGCCCTGGTCTTCAGGGCATGCCGAACCGCATTGATCGCCTGGAGGTTGCTCGGGTCATCGACCCCATCGAGCGTGCCGTGCAGCTGCAGCCAGAGCGCCTTGTTGATCTTGTGATCTACCTCGGTCGCGGGCTCCAGCCGACCCTCGGCCTTGGCCACCTGACACAGGTAGCCGTCACGCTCCAGCACCAGCTTGCGCAACTTCCTCCAGGCATGGCCGTACCCGCGTTGCGTGGTGTTGCCATCGCGACCATGACGCTTGGCCCACTGCACCAGCGGATGGAGTTCGCATCGGCTTCCACCCTGGACCAGCACGCCACATCCGGGCCACGTGCACGGCCGCTTTGCTGCCTTGGGCATGTTCAGACGCCTGCAAATGCAAACGCCCGGCGCGCTGATGAGGCGGCCGGGCGTTGCGTATGTCTTACCTACCGGGGCTACTCCCCAGCGTGCCTGAAATGTAGCGGTTTACTCTCGTCCGTAAAACCCCCCTCAAATTGGCCGGCGTCCCGTCACAAGGCCCTCCACGCGCTCGCGCTCGATCTTCCGCCTGTCTTGTCGTGCCGTGATGTGATCGGCCAGCAGGCGATGGGCCCGACCGATGCGGGCGTGCATCGTGGCCTCGGCGATGCACAGGCGCCGCATCTTCTCCCTCAGGGTGTTCGTGCCCAGGTACACCTCGTGGACGGTTGCCTTCAACTCGGAGGGCAATCGCTCGATGCCGTCGTCCAGTTCGCTGGCGTCGATGTCTGAAGTGGGGATCGGCACGTCGGCGTACGGTTCGCGCGGCATGTCAGCAGCCGCGAGGTTCACGCTGGCGTACCCCAGCACACCACGCCCGCTCATCAGCTTCCATCTCACCCAGTTCTGCAGACGCTGCTCGATCCACTCAATGCGCGCCATCGTTGCCTCCCGGATCTCGCATCACAAGCAGCGCCTGGGTAGACGTCACGCTCAAGGCCGCAAAGTTCGCCATCGCCGGCGTGTCCCACGGCGTGCCCACGCACAACGGTCCCTCCCGTGCGAAGAACCATCCCGGCTCAAGCTGAAGGACACCGCGGCGCCAGCACTCATTGACATGGGCGTCTCCGTGTTGGGCACGCTTCTCCCGCACCAGGCGGGCCACCACAGGCATCTCGACTGGCAGCCAGTCGTATCGCCGTTTCGCTCCACCTTCTTTCTTGTCCATCTTGTCCATGTCCTTTCGTAGAGGAATGAGTACATCCGAGCCCTCACGCGTGCGAGTGCGAGCGGGTGCATCCCCGCCCGCTGGCGCTTTGACCTGGACACCTGGACCGCTGGACATGGCTCCGCCCTCGGCCTCAGTTTCCGGAACAGTGCCGGGCTGAAGAATCGATGCGAGCACGTGGACAACGTGGACAGGTGATCCAGGGGCGCCTGGTCGCGTGCGACTACATGCGGTCGGCCTGGACTGGTTCGACCTTTTCCGCGTCGCCACGCGCTCGCTGGTCAGAACGGGCAGTCACTGAGGGCCCCTACTGTTGAATTGCCCTGCGTCGGGCTGTTGAAGGATTGGCTGCCGCCGGCCATCGGCTGCAGCTGCGGTGGGAGCGAGCGGGGACGGACGTACACCCGTGGCCGCCCCGGTTTGCTTGAACGCTGCACGGGCCAGCCAAGGCGGCGCATGGCCGATCCCGCCTGACGCATCACCACCGACGTCTGCTTGTCCGTCGTGTAGCCGATGCGCTTGAGCAGCTCGGTCATCGAGATCTCGTCGAGCAGCGCGCCGTTGGGAGAACCATGGGCCACGTGCTGCGTCTCGTCATAGAGGAATCGGGTGATCTCCGACTCGATCGCGTTCTCCACGGTGCGGGAAAGCTGCTGAGGGTCGAAGAGCTTGCGCTGCTCGTCCGCCGTCGGGTGGAACCGCTCGCCGGCGTCGACGTAGGTCAGCGCCTCGGCAAACATCTGGTCCAGGTTCTCCAGCACCCAGGCGATGTCGATCTCACGCGTCACGGCCACAGGCCAGAAGCGCCGGTTGCCGGTCGGGTCGGTGAGGTAGTGGTCCTCGTTGGTCGTACCGATGAACACGACCTGGCGCGGGTAATCCTTCGGTCGCCTGTCGAAGCTCGCGCGGAAGCGGTCTTTCTGGCTCGACACGAACTGCTTCACCCGGGTGACGTCTGCCTTGCTCAGGGAGTCCAGCTCGCCCCACTCGTACATCCAGATGCCCTGCAGGTTCTGGTAGCTGTCCTTGTCGCCCAGCACCAGGCCGGTGTCCGCGGAGTACTCCCAGCCGAGCACGGAGGCCAGCGTGCTCTTCCGAGCGCCCTGGGCGCCCTCGAAGATCACCATGTAGTCGAACTTCGTTCCCGGTCCGCAGATGACCCGGCTGCCGTCTTTCTTCTCGGGCAGCACGCGAGCGCACATGGCCATCAACAGCCAAGTCCCCACGCGGGCCAGGTACTGCTGTGTGGGCGCGTCGATCTCGTCCTCGCCCATGCATGCTCGACGCAACCAGCCAGCCAGGCGCTTCTCACCGTCCCAGGTACCACGCAGGCCTTCCAGGCGCTCGCGCACCGGGTGATACCGGTGCCGCTTCGAGACCATGAGCACGGCCTCCTCCAGGGTGCCGCGCGGCATGCTGGGGAGCCAGTGTTCTCGGGTGAGCCAGTTGCCCATCTCGAGCTCGTCCTCTTCCTCCCAGGCGCCAGCGCGTCCACCCCAGGGCGGCGCCTTGAGCTTGATCACGTTGTTCGTGAACTCGTTGAAGGCGATCACGCCCTGGACTTCGTCGATGCCAGGGATCCCGTCGGTCGGGATGCCATCGAGAGCCAGCACCAGGTTGTCGCGCACCGCCAGCGTCGCGCCCTTTTGCGTGGTGAGCAGCCGCGAGCGCCAACGGAGATCGGGGCCGTCGTCAGCAGCGGCCGCGCCCTCGCCTGTTGCTGCGCCAGCCAAAGAAGGGGTAGATCGGCCGGCGGCCTTCGCGCGGGCAGCATCGTCCGGCGGAACGAACTCACGCGCGCCCCGGATGAACGCGCGCACCTCTTCTGCACCCCAGCCACCGGCGATCGCATCGGCCAGATCCCAGCCGTCCTCGACGTTCCCTGGCTTCGGCACCGGGCACATCAGCACCGTGCAGCCCTCGTTGGCGACAAGCACCGAACCGATCTTCACCATGGCCTTCATGCCCGGTTGCACGGCTTCGTCCAGCAGCGGCTTCGACTCTGGCGCCAGGCCAGCCTCGCGTTCGTCCTTCGTAAGCTTGACCCGCTTGGCGTCGCAGTCGGGCCACAGGTAGACGGTTCGGCCCATGAGCCAACGCCAAGCCGCCTTGCCCCATGCGTTGGCTCCGCCGGGCCAACTCACGAAGTCGAACTCGTGGCCCAGCAACTGGTGGCCTGCCAATGCACACTTCTCGCCCTCGACCAGGACGACGGGCGTGTTGCGAGGATCGCCGCTCAGGAGCGTGGCTGGCACGTACAGCGGCCGAGGCTCGTCCCACTGCTTCCAGTGCCACCGCATCGTCCCGCGCCCGTCGCTCTCGTCGACGCACCAGGTATGCGGCAGGATCTCCTTGCCGCCGTCGCTCGTGGTGAAGCGGACGACATGGCCGTACAGCTGCCCCTCGAACTTGTACTCCCAGGACCCGGCGACATCCGTGTAGTGCCAGTGCTTGAAGTCGGCCGGCGGTGCATTGGCCGGCACAGGCGTCACGGCCCGCCAGACGCTTTTCCTCTTGCCGTCCTGCTTGGGCGACTCGTCTGCCGCCGCGGGCGGTTCTGGTCGCCGCTCGTGCTGAGCAGCCGGTGGCGCCTGGCGTGCAGACGTCTGCGATGCCACTTGGTGGCGGCTCCATCCCATCAGTTCAACCAGGCGGCGAGCAGCTTGGATCTGGCTGAGGTTCTGGATCGCGGCGTACAGGCTGATCAGGTCGCGGCCGGAATCGTCCCCGCTGAAGTCGGCCCACATGCCGGTGTTCAGGTTGATGCTGCAGCTGCCCCCTGCCCCGCCCGAGAGGTCCGCGCACACGTACTCGTGGCCCTTGACCGCCCCGCCCGGCAGCCATTCGGCCACCAACTGCTCGGCTCGACGCAACAAGGCGTCGGCCAACTCCGCGAAGTCAATTGGACGTTCAGCCATGGGCTGCCCCTCGTCCGCACGGGGTCACACCTGCGACTTGGCGCCGCATCGGTCGTGAAGGCATGTTCTTTTCGTTGTTGTGCGATCAAGCGGCCACTGGGGCCGCGATGGACTGCAGGGCATTCGCCAGCGCGGCAACGCCGCATGCATGCCCGGGCACGAATTCAGCCGGCGCGTAGAGACCCTCCCAGTGTTGCGAGCCTGCGCGCTTCACCGAGCTGATGCGCACGAGCTGGCCCGCGCGCACCATGTTCTCGACCGTGCGCCGGGCGGCGTCGAATCCGACCTGTGCGGCGGCTGCGGACTCCCGCACTGAAACACCGTCGACGGCAACGCCCTCGACCAGCAGGCCACGGTCGCTCAGCAGGCGAATGAACGCCTGCGCGAGTGCATCGCGGATCTCACCGCGCGGGCGCATCAGGTCCGCACCTGTTGAGCAAGGGGCGCGTGTCCCATACGAGTGGCGTCGAGAACGACAGGCCGAGATTGACGCTCGAACGGCTGACGCAGACGGACGACAACCAGATCGGCCCCGGCGCTGAAGGGCCAGCGAGCGCGTGCACTGATCAAGCCGTCCTTGTCGGTGCACGTCAGATCCAACGCTGCGGAGTTCCCAGTCGTGTCGTTCATGGCTTCTCCGGCCGGCTGCGATGGATGGCCGTGCCGACGAAGCCAGCTGCGATCAGCGCAACACACCCGAACGCACCGAACCACACGAGGACGGCCGCGACGGCAAGGGCAGCAGCACGCGCAGGCAGACGCGCCCACGCCCTCGCCTTGCTAAACCGGTCCTTCGGGTCCACCCGGGCACTCAGGAGCCCGAAGACGCCGAAGAACCAGAGCCAGGCCAGCAGCACGTTGCCCGCTCCATCGATACCGTTGACCTTCCATTCGATGGCGCCCCAGAGGGAAGCCGCCCACACCACTGTGTTGATGGCAAGGCCCCGGAATGGCACCGGTTTGGCCACGTCGTCAGGCTGCATGGCGCACCTCCATCGGATGGACGCGCTTGCCCTCGGCGTTCTTCGCAGCGAAATTGGAAAGCAGAGCCTGGCCGGCAGCCATCAGCTCGCCCCACTGGCGGTGAAGGTCCGACAGTTCGGTGTCGGTGATGACCCGATCGGCTGCGCCCACGGCAACCACCTGCAGCACGTCGCTGAACTCCTTCGCCACGTGTGCGAGGTGGCCCATCGTGTCCTCGTGAGCCACATCCAGCTGGGGCAACTGCAGCGCCATGAACCCCAGCTGCGCGTTCATCGCGTGGAGCGTGCGGAAGTCGCGCGAGATCTCCATGATCTTCAGCGCATCGACCAGGCCGGCCTTTGCGTTGCTGCCTGCTGGCGGACGCACCTCGTGGCAAAGCGAGGTGCCCCGCTTGCCGATGCGCGGCGCCAACGCCTCCGCGCCGCCGTCGAAGTCGTGCACCGTGTTGTACAGCGCGTCAAGAACGCTCATGCCCATAGCAAACCTCGCTCGTCGTTGTGATGGAACTGGTGTCGATTCGCTGCGAAACTGGCACGCCTCTGCCAGCCGCGCACTGCCTGGAGTCAAGCGGCATCGGGCTGCGGAACCGGAGGAGCACCCGGCGCAGCAACGAGTTCTGGCCAAACTCGATGCCAGTCGGCGGGCCGCATGTCCCAACGTCGGAACTGGAACCCGCACTCACGCTCCAGGACTGCGCAGTGCTCGGGGGGGAACCGGCGCCGCCCATCTCGCCAGAAGCACACGGCCTGGACGGAGACCCCAAAAAGAGTCGCAGCCTTCGAGGGCCCGATCAGCTCGATTGCTTTTCCGATTGCATCCATGTCGAAAGATTCTACATGTGTAGAACTACAAGCTCAACAAGTGTATTTGCGCCCGATTCAACAAGTGTTTAACTTCCCTCAGATGACCCTGGGGAAACAGATCCGGTACTACCGCGACAAGCTTCAACTCACGCTTGAGGAACTCTCTGAGAGGTCCGACGTTGACGTCGGCACCATTAGCGCTCTGGAAGTTCGCGGAAGCCAGCGATCCAAGTACGCCCCCGCAATTGCACGAGCCCTGGGGTTATCCCTTGAACAGTTGCTCGACAGTTCACGGGACTGGACAGACCAAGCTACCAAGCCAGTTGCCGGAGCGCCAATTCCAATCCGCGCGAACGACACCGCCCATCCGAGCAGTTGGCCACTTCCTGGTGTGACTCCCGAAGAGTTCTATAAGGTGTTGCACGAACAGGATCGCCGCGAGGTGGTGGCCTTCGTCCGCGGCCTGCTTTCAGTTCGTCAGGAGCCATTGGCGCGGAGGCGTACTAGTCGACGTTAGCCGTACGGGGCTCAACGTTCTCGCATTTCAACCACGGAGAAAGTGATGGGAAACAGCATTGGCGGAACGATCGGTTTGTTGCTCTTCGTACTTGGAGTGGTGCTCCTTGTGACATGGATCGTTCTACCGTTCATCATGATCAAGATGAACGGTCGAGTGCTTAAACAACTCGAAGAACAACAGATGACCAACCATCTGCTGACGGAACTGCTGGCCGCACACCGGGCAAGCAAGTAGGCGGCGACTGCGGGTGCGACAGAAGGCGCCCGCATTTTTTTGCGCCAGCCTTCTACACTTGTTGACATCACAAGTTCTACGTTTGTAGAATTCGCTCCGTTGACCAATTCCGGTCCTCGGGAGCGCAAATGCAAACCATCGCCAGCCGGCCCCCGGCACTCTCCAAGCCACGCCAGACCCCTCGGCGCCGCCTCCCCCCCATCGTCGGCTCGCGCATCGCGGGCCATCAATCGGGCACTGGAGTGGAGTCCGACCAGATCTACTTCGGCCCCACCTCCGCTCTCGGCGAGTTGGGGTCCGCGTTCTGGTATCGCATGCGCGAGGCCACCTCCTGGAGCCGCGCCGATGCGTGGCGCATTCGCCAGGAAATCTGCGGCACCAGCATCTATCTCGACGCCGTCATCGATGACTTCGGCAGCCTGGTGGTGGTGTCGCAATGAACATCGACATCCGGCTCACCGATCCACGACTTCCCGGTCGCATTGACATCGTCGTCACCGTCCATCGGGCCCCTGACAGCGCGTCGTCGCCCCTCCCCGGCCGACTCGCGGTCTCCATCACCACCGACAACGGTTCGCTGTGCGCATACCCGACGGCGAGCGAGGCGCGCGCGTTGGCAGCTGCGCTGAACTGCGCGGCCACTGAACTCGACGCCGTGACGGCCGACGATGAGGCCGCGTTCCAGCGCGCCGGCGAAGGCTATACAGCGCGGAGCCGCACATGAAGCCCGCCCGCCTCTTCTTGGCCAAGTACACCCTGCGCAACGGCGCCCGCGGCACGTTGCACGTGATCGCGACGTGTAGCTGCGATGCGGTGGTGGTAGCCATCGACACCTTCGGCGGAAATCTGCGCACCTGCAGCGTTTGCGCCCACCCCTCCCCCTGACCCGCCCTCTTCGCCCCGCGGGCGTGCAGACGCCTGCACAACCAGGAGCCCATATGGCCGACTTCGCCGCCACCGAGTTTCACGCCGACCCCGACCTGGCAGAGCGCCCGCCAGCGCTGGCCCACGTCAGGCCCGTTCGCAATCCGATCGCGTTCCCGGCCGAAGACGCGGCCCGGCGGCGGGCCGAGGCCGCGCGCCTGGCCGAAGAGGTGGCGATCAAGCGACACGAGCGGCTGCAGGCGCTCTTCGACAACGCCAAGCGGCAGGCACACGCCGCCGGCCGCGCGCAAGGCCGCGAAGAGCGGCAGTTGACGGTCTGGCTCTGGGGCGCCAGCACGGGCCTCCTGCTGGCCGCCACGCCCATCCTCTACGTCTTCACCAAGGCTGCTTGACGTGGGCGCCGTGCAAGCCAGCCCGCGCGTCGCGCCGGCTCCTTTGCAAGCCGAGTCAGCCTCGGTCGAATTCGGCCCGCTCAAGTGCTCCGTGGCGGGCTTCCTGCTCAAGCACTCGGAGGTGCGCATCAGCACCGACGGCGGCGGACACCTGATCGTCCAGGTGCTGCAACCTGGCGACGCGTTGCCCTTCGTGGCCGTGCAGCACGTGAAGGCAGACGAGCTGGAGAGCCTCAAGGAGCGCGCCGCACTTCTCCGCAAGCACTCTGCCGTCCTCATCCTCGGCAGCGGCATCGGCCTGTCCACCCACGACGGCAACGCCGTCCTCAAGCTGCGGCACGTGCGCGGCATTCAGCCGGTGAACTCCGGCGACTACTTCACCACCCTCGACTGGAAGGACCCCTCGTGACCCTGAACCGCCCCGATCACCACGAGTTCACCGTGGGCGCCCAACGCAGCGAGATCATGCTGCGTGATGGCTCTGCGGTGACCTTGCTCCCCGTGTTCCAACATGGCGAGCCCTGCCCGTACCACCGAGCGGTCAAGCTGAACGGTGCCGTGCGTGTGATCGACATCCGCCACCTGGTGCGCCAGCTCGGCGACGACATCGCCGCGGCCCCGTCGCGCGATGTGCCCGGCCTGGTGTTTTTCACCCTGCGTGCCGCATTCCCGTCCGCCGTGTGCCTGCTCGACCGGGTCAACACGCTGGGCGCACTGGTGCACCTCGAACCCGGGGTGCCGGCATGACCTGGATGCTCACCATCACCGGCGCCATCGTCGATCTCCGGTACATGGAGGCCGCAACCATCGACATCCTGGACATCGCCCAAGGTTTGTCCCAGATCAACCGATACACCGGCCAGGCCTCGCGCCCGTACTCGGTGGCCGAGCACAGCTTGCTCGTCGTTGAGCTGCTCGAACGGCAGGCCGGTGCGACGAACCCCAACGTGCTCCTGGCCGCACTGATGCACGACGCCCACGAGGCGTACTTCGGCGACATGTCCGCGCCCCTCAAGCAGACGCTGGACATGGCCACCGGTGGCGCGCTGCGCCGCGAGGAACAACGCGTGCAGTCCAGCGTCCTTCGCAAGTTCCGATTGATCACGCCGTTCTATTCATCCAGCCGCGAGATCCACTGGGCGGACATGACCGCACTGAGCACCGAGCGCGAGGCCCTCATGCCGAACCAGGGGCCCACCTGGGCGTGTACCAGGTCGTATCCGCCCGTCACGTGGAAGAACTTCGAAGCCGACGGTGACCGCGACTGGCAGCACTGGCGCGCGGCCTTCCTCATGAAGTTCGCCGAACTCGATGCGGCGCGGCAGGCCAAGGCCATCGCGCTCGCGTCCGCCCCCCTGTCCGCCGCGGCGGACGCATCCTCTTGAGATTCCCTCATGACCGACACCATCATCACCATCGGGATCGCCGACCTTCACGAGAGCCCGTTCAACCCTCGCAAGAACTTCGTCGACACGACGCTGCTGGAACTGGCCGCTGACATTCGGGCGCATGGCCGCATCCTCCAACCGCTGCTCGTTCGCCCACGTGTGCCGCCTCTCTTCGCAGGCGACGCTGACGCGACTGTCGGTCACGAGATCGTGTTCGGCCATCGCCGCTTCCGAGCTGCCCGTCTGGCCGGTTTGGTGGAGGTGCCAGTCATGGTGCGGCACATGACCGACGAGGAAGTGAAGCGGGCGCAGATCTCCGAGAACCTGCAGCGGGAAGACGTGCACCCGATCGAGGAGGCTGAAGGCTTCCAAGCGCTGATCGACGAGCACAACATGACGGCCGACTTGCTGGCTGAGCAGCACGGGAAGAGCCGCAGCTACGTCTACGGCCGACTGAAGCTTCTGGCCTTGTGCCCCGAAGTGCGCAAGGCCTGCCTGGCCGGCGAGATCGGCAGCGAAGTCGGCCTGTTGATCGCACGCGTGGGCGGCACGAAGCTGCAGCAGAAGGCGCTGTCCGACATCAAGGGGCGCAACGGCGATCCGACGGACGGCGGCAAGCGAAGCTTCCGCAGCATCCGCGATTTGCTGAACGAACGATTCACCCTCAAGCTCAAGGGCGCGATGTTCGACATCGAGGACGAGATGCTCGTGCCGGCGGCAGGCCATTGCGTGCGATGCACGAAACGCAGCGGTAACGCGCCTGAATTCGAGGATCTTCTGGACGACAAGGGGAGCCACCGCTGGTCACACACGAACACCGGTCCAGACGTTTGCACGGACCCGGACTGCTTCGACAGCAAGAAGAAGGCGCACCTGAAGCGCGAGGCCGCCAAGCTGCAAGAAGCCGGCAAGGTGGTCGTCGAAGGCACCAAGGCGCGCCAGGCGATCGACGCGTACGGCAAGCTCAAGGGCGGATTCATCGCTGTCACAGCGGTTCGCGCCGAACTGAAGAAGGTCGCCGGCGACAAGAAGCCTCAGGTGTTCACGATCCAAGATCAGCGCACCGGCCAGACGGTCGAGGCAGTGAAGGTCGCCGACATGCAGGCCGCGGGTATGAAGTCCACCGCGCCTGCCCCCTCGCCTCAACACGCCCTCGACTCCGAGGCCAGGCGGCGGCAAGCGAAGGAGGACGAGGCCAACGTCAAACGCGAGCACGAGCGCCGCCAAGGCCTGTTCAAGCGCGCACTCGAAGTCGTCCAGGGTCGTGAGCGCACCGAGTTCGACATGCGGTTGATCGCCCGCTACGTCGTTTCGCAGATGGACTACGACGACGACGAGACCCTGCTTGAGGCCTACGGTGCCTCCGACCGCAACGAACTGACCGAGCGCCTCGCGGCGATGTCGGCCTTCGAGATCGGCACGCTCATGCTCGCGGTCGCGATGTCGGTGAACGCCGAGTGCCACTACAAGAACGCCGCTCCTGCGGAGTACCTCGAAGCCGTGGCCACCGAGTACCGCATCGCCCTGGACGAACTCGTCGAAGGCGCTTCCACCCCTGCTTTGGCTGCGCGCGCGCCGGAGGAGAGCGAGCCGACCGGCGATGACCAGGTGCGCGATGCCGGGCCCGGTGCTTGGCCCTTCCCCCGCACCGGGGCCGAGACGAAGAAGCCGCGCAAGAGCAAGGCGAAGGCCACTGCGCCTTCGGCGCAAGAACAGAAGGACGAAGCCGGCTCCGCCGGCGCCGAGCCGGTGCTGCAAGCCGCATGGCCTTTCCCTCGCTCGATCACTACGGAGGCCGCATGACCCCAAGTCAGCTCGCCACGCTGGATGCGGCCGCGGAGTCCCTAGGGCTGAACGTCGGCGGCCAACTGGCCGCGGACGTCCGTGCGCTCGCAGCGGCAGCGCGCATCGACGCGGCACCCGTCGCCATGTTGAAGCGCGTGCGCAACGAGTTGCACGCCTGCCAGGCGGTGATCCACCTCGCTGGTGGATTCGACCCTCGCTACGTCGCCGATGCGAAAGCTGCTCTCAAGGAATTGGACGCGGCGATTGCGCTGAAGGAGCCGTCGTGAGCAAGGCTGCCTACGTGAAGTCCCAAGCCCAGACACGCCGGCATCACTGCCACTGGCCGGGCTGCGAGCGGCAGGTGCCGCCAGCGATGTGGGGTTGCCGGCCGCACTGGTGCGCCCTGCCACAAGAGCTGCGCGATCGCATCTGGCGGACGTTCCAGCTTGGCCAAGAAGTGAACGGCACGCCCAGCTGCGACTACGTCGAGGCCGCCCGTGCGGTCCAGGCCTGGATCGCTCAGCAGCCACGGCCGCCCGAACAGGGAGCGCTGCTGTGAAGCGCCGCACTCCGAGCCGCAGCGAGTTGCTCAACCGACTGCCGCGAGCGTTTCGCCCGAAACTCGTCCCAGACCAGGTGCGCGACTTGGCCCTAGCCCACGTCGTCAACCTCGACGCGATCGCCACCGGCCAGGCCGACGAGTCGATCCTCTGGCAGCAGGTTGGCGGAACGCTCACCTGGTGCCGCGTCGCCGAGCTCCTCGGCATGGGCGAACCGGAGATGGCCGAGCAGCTGCAGCTGCTTGAGCAGGTCGTTGCCCGCTACCGCAGCACTGGCCGCTTGGTGTTCGCCGGCCCCGAGTACCAGCTCGCGAAGAGGGGCCTGCAGGTGATGGACCAGCTGGCAGCGATCGTCGACCGGCCCACGGCCCTGCAGGCGGCCGAGTGGGGCGAGCAGCGAATGAACACGATGGCCCGAGGGGCCGAAAAGCAGGAGCAGCCGACATGAACGCCCACCGCTTGACTTACCCCGCCGGAGCCCTCGTGCGCGCCACCGAGATCTGCCGCAATACCAAGACCGGCCAGCCAGGGCTGCTGCCCATTAACCGAGCCACCTGGTACAAATGGCTGGCAGCCGGCAAGGTGCCGAAGGGGACGCACCTAGCGGGTAGCCGCACGGTGGTGTGGCCCATAGAGGTCGTACGCTCGTTGGGGCAGCCGGCCGCACAGGTCGCGCCAGAGAGCGCACCAGCAACCTGACGGGGTGCTTCACGCCCCGGCTTCTTGCTTGGCTTGCCGCTGCTGCATCCGCGTTTCGCGTTCGCTTTGGCGCTCGTTAAGGAACGCCAGTCTCTCCGCCATTCGGGATGCGCGCTCGCGACCGGCAGTCGCATCAATCTCGAGCGGGAGGTCTGCAGCCCGCCGCAACCGACGCACCAAATCGGCAGCGTAGATCGCGAGGGAGAGGTACTTGTACTGGCGGACCGCGAATTCATCGTAGTACTCCGGCCAGTCCCCGTACTCAAAGTGTCTATCGATCTCGACCGCCAATCCGTCGGCCTTGTATGGCAAATGCAGGATCTCGAACATGAGTTTGGACGGCAACGACTTCCAGTCGACGTCGAACGTCATGGGCTCGAACGTCGGGGCCTGCACCGTGATTTGGTGGAAGCCTTGCTCCCCTGCGGGTCTGCCCTCTGCCGTGCCATCGTCGAATGACACCGCCCAGCATCCGTCGACGAAGCGCTCCAAGTGACCACCCACGAGGATGGCCAAGTACGCAGCATCCTTCTCACGGTTCGTTCGGACCGTCACCCAGTCTTTAATCGCCCCGATGCACTGCCCCAGCACAACGCCGCTGATGGCCGCCACTGCACCCACAACGGCCGATCCAGTTGCTGCTTCCATACTCTCCCCCCTGTCGTTGTTGACGGTGAGTTTCGAAGTGATCAGCTCACGGCGCGAAGCGGGATAACCCTTGCGCCGGAGGCCGCGAGCTCTACGCGGTCTGCCAGAAACTGAAGCGCGGTTCGCCGTTCATCGGCCAGCTCGTGGTGCAGGTAAGCGGCCTTTGTCTTGTCCTTCTCCGCATGAGCCAGCAGCAATTCCACCACATCCTTCCGAACCTTGTGCTCGAGGAGTAGTGTCGCGGCCGTGCCGCGCGTTCCGTGCGGGCTGAAGCCTGAAACGCCGTACGCCATCCGACTGAACAGGTGATTGAGGGTGACGTCCCCCATCGGCACGCGGCGGCGAAAAACCGAGGGAAAGACCCAGTCACTGCCGGCACTGAAGTGGAACATTTGCCGCAACAGGTCGACGGCTTGGCGCGACAGGTACACCCGGTGCGCCTTCTTCATCTTCATGCGCTCCGCCGGGATGTCCCAGACCCCGGCATCGAGGTCGAACTCGGCATGCTGTGAACGCAGCAGCTCGCTCTTGCGAACCATCGTCAGGAACAGGAGTTTGGTCGCGATGATCGTCGCCGCGTGAGCACCAGCCTGCTGATCGAGGCACCGCAGGAACGCGCCGAGCTGTTTCTCGGTCAGGTGCTTGTGGTGGGTCGCCGGCGGCACCACCACCGCCCCCTTCAAGCCGAACGCCGGATTCGCCTTCACGACGAGCTTGCGCATGGCGAAGCTGAACACCTGCTGGATCACCCTGCGCACGCCGTCGGCCGTTGTCGGCTTGTCCAGCAGTCCGTCGAGGATCTCGAGGATGTGCCCGGCGCCGACGTCCGGCATGTCGAGGTCGCCAATCACCGGGTTGACGAACGTGTCGAGCCAGCGGTTGATCTGCGCGCGGTACGTCTCCGATCGGTAGAACAGCGTCTCGTCCACCCAGCGCGCACTGAAGGCTCTGAACGACACGGCCGCGGCCGCGGCGGCCTTCGCGGAGCGCACAGACGTCTGCTTGCCCTTGGCGGGACTGTGACCCTGGTCGACCTGCAGGCGCATCTCGTCGTGCTTCTCCCGCGCCTGCTTCACCGAGAGCGCCGGGTAGTTCCCGAGGGTCACCTTTTCACGCTTGCCGTTGAGGTGGTACTTGTACCGCCATGTCTTCGTGCCCGAGGGTAGGATCTCGACGAGCAGGCCGCCCCCGTCGGTCAGCGAATAGGGTTTATCGCGTGGCTTCGCGTTGTCGAGCGTGATGGGTTTGAGCGTGTAGTTGACGTGACGCACGGGGCAGTATCAGTAGCCATCCATGGCCCCATTATGGCCCCTGAAATGGCCCCGTTTTTTGGCGATGCAGGGCGACCAAAGGCGACAACGGGCAACAAAAAAGCCCCGCTCCTCATAGGCAGCGGGGCTTCGGATCAGATTCCGGGCGATGCCCGGAAACCCGATCACATGTGGTCGATCATCACTTGACCGAAGCCCGAGCACGACACTTGGGTCGCGCCTTCCATCAGGCGGGCGAAGTCGTACGTGACCTTCTTCGACGCGATGGACTTTTCCATCGAGCTGATGATCAGGTCGGCCGCTTCGGTCCAGCCCATGTGGCGCAGCATCATTTCGGCGGACAGGATCTCGGAACCCGGGTTCACGTAGTCCTTGCCAGCGTACTTCGGTGCGGTGCCGTGGGTGGCTTCGAACATGGCGACGGAGTCGCTCAGGTTCGCACCCGGGGCGATGCCGATGCCACCCACCTGGGCGGCCAGCGCGTCGGACACGTAGTCGCCGTTCAGGTTCAGCGTGGCGATCACCGAGTACTCGGCCGGGCGCAGCAGGATCTGCTGGAGGAACGCGTCGGCGATGGAGTCCTTGACCGTGATTTCACGACCCGTGACCGGGTTCTTGAACTTGCACCAAGGGCCGCCGTCGATCAGCTGGGCACCGAATTCCTTCTGGGCCAGGTTGTACGCCCAATCACGGAAGCCACCTTCGGTGTACTTCATGATGTTGCCCTTGTGCACGATCGTGACGCTCGACTTGTCGTTGTCGATGGCGTACTGGATCGCCTTGCGGACCAGGCGCTCGGTGCCTTCGCGCGAGACCGGCTTGATGCCGATGCCCGACGTTTCCGGGAAGCGGATCTTCTTGACGCCGAAGTCTTCCTGCAGCACCTTGATCAGGCGCTTGGCCTTTTCGCTTTCGGCTTCGAATTCGATGCCGGCGTAGATGTCTTCCGAGTTCTCGCGGAAGATGACCATGTTGGTCTTCTCGGGTTCCTTGACCGGCGACGGCACACCCTTGAAGTACTGGATGGGGCGCAGGCAGACGTACAGGTCGAGTTCCTGGCGCAGGGCCACGTTCAGCGAGCGTATGCCGCCACCGACCGGGGTGGTCAGCGGACCCTTGATCGACACGACGTAGTCGCGGAGCACTTGCAGCGTTTCTTCGGGCAGCCACACGTCGGGGCCGTACACCTTGGTGGACTTCTCGCCGGCGTAGATCTCCATCCACTGGATCTGCTTCTTGCCACCGTAGGCCTTGGCCACGGCCGCATCGACCACCTTGATCATCACGGGCGTGATGTCGGCACCGGTGCCGTCGCCTTCAATGAACGGGATGATGGGCTGATCCGGAACGTTCAATGAGAAATCGGCGTTGACGGTGATCTTCTGCCCGCTGGTGGGCACTTTGATGTGCTGATACAT